CACTGCTACAACGACCACAGCTTCAACACCAAAGAAGTTGCGATCACCACGCCGAAACCAAAACGTGGATTACACAAGAAGCTGGCCATTCACGAGAGTGGACGGAAAACGGCTTGAACGGGCGCACAAACAAGCAGTCAAATCAGTTTTATCAACCGCCGAAGAGGCACCTTTCTAGGAGAAAACCGTGGCAAAGAAGTTAAGCACCAGTGCAAAAGTCCGTCAACACATTGCAAAGTTTCCGGGCGATAAACCCGCCGACATAGCGCAGAAGTTCAACATCAGTCCAGCTTATGTCTATGTCATTAAATCACAGATGAAGAAGAAAACACGGAGTGCGAGCAACACAATCACGCTCAAGCCATCGGAGAACAAGATTGTGCTGAATCCGACACAGATTGAAGTCATCAAAAAACTGACAACACATGATCCTGTCAATCACCCTGCGCATTACAAAGCCGGGGGCATTGAAACGATTGACTTCATCGAAGCGAAGGGATTGAATTACAACCTCGGCAACGTAGTCAAATACATCACCCGCGCCGATCTCAAGGGCAACCGCAAGCAGGACTTGGAGAAGGCTATGTGGTATCTCAAGCGCGAAATCGCTGCCTGACAGAACAGGGGGTTACGGCCCCCTGACTCCTAAAACTAGGAAACAACATGAGTTTGCTGACTCTCGATTTTGAGACGTACTACAACGACAAGGGGCTGGGCTTCAAGTCACAGACCACTGAGGAATACATTCGTGATCCTGCTTTTGAAGTCATAGGAGTTGCAGTTCAAACCGATGACGGCGAACCAGTGTGGTTCTCCGGCACGCACGAAGAGATTCGAGTATGGTTTAAACAATTTGATTGGAAAAATAGCGTAGTGCTTGCCCACAACACGATGTTTGATGGCGCGATTTTGTCGTGGCTGTTCAACATCAAACCGATGGGCTGGCTTGACACTCTGTCTATGGCCCGTGCGCTACACGGCGTCGATGCTGGCGGTTCTCTCAAAGCATTGGCTGAAAGATACGGTGTCGGTGTCAAGGGCGAGGAAGTCATAGCCGCAATCAACAAGAGACGGCTGGACTTTGCGCCAGATGACCTTGAGCGGTACGGGGAGTATTGCAGGAATGATGTGAAGTTGTGCTACGAGTTGTTCAGGAGAATGGTGTCCGGTTTTCCTGAGGAAGAACTTAAGCTGATAGATATGACGTTGCGTATGTTCACGCACCCCATGCTGTACGTGGACGAAGCGATTCTCAAAGAGCGTCTCGACGATCTACACAAAGAGAGGTCTGAGCTACTTGGTTCGCTCATGACTCAACTCAAGTGCGACAACGAAGAAGCTGTTCGCAAGAAGCTGTCCAGCAATAAACAGTTTGCTGAGGTGCTGAAGTCTTTTGGCATCGAAGTGCCCATGAAGATGAGCGAGAAGCAAGGCAAGGATGTGCCCGCGTTAGCGAAAAAAGACGAGGGATTCATCGCGCTCACCGACCACGAAGACCCGTTCATACAACATCTCTGCGCTGTCCGTCTCGGTACGAAGTCAACGCTAGAGACTAAGCGCATTCAGCGGTTCATCGACATCGGGCAACGCAATCGCGGGATGCTACCTATCCCGTTGAAGTATTACGGCGCACACACCGGGCGCTGGTCGGGCGTAGATAAGGTCAATTTTCAAAACCTGCCAAGCCGGGATAAGAAAAAGAAAGCGCTCAAGAACGCCATCGTGCCGCCAGAAGGCTACTTGGTGATGAACTCTGACTCATCACAAATCGAAGCGCGTGGCCTTGCGTGGTGGGCTGGTCAGGATGATGTCGTGGCGCAGTTTGCTCGGGGAGAAGATGTGTATTCCATCTTTGCCACGGCGGTCTACAACAAGCCTGTCAGCAAAGAGAACCCTACGGAACGATTCGTTGGCAAGACCTGCATCTTGGGGCTAGGCTATGGAACTGGAGCAGCCAAGCTGCGCCACACACTCGCTACATCCCAACCTGTATCGGTGAGCATTGACGAGGAAGAGGCCAAGCGTATTGTGGGCGTCTATCGTGAACGCAACGATAAAGTCATCGAGCTATGGGGCGAGGCCGATCAGATGCTTGAGACCATGATGACCGAGGACATTAAAAAGCCATTGCCCCTTGGCCAGCACAACTGTGTCTCCTATGACTCAGACGGAATCATCCTGCCGAATGGACTGCGTATCCGCTATCCCAACTTGCGCCGGGAGTGGAAAGACGGTAAATCCCAGATCGTGTATGACTCACGTAAAGGCCCAGTGAGTATCTGGGGAGGCGCTGTGGTAGAGAACGTGGTTCAGGCGCTGGCCCGGATCATTGTCGGGGCGCAGATGCTGGAGATCAAGCAAAAGTACCCTGTTGTTTTGACCGTCCATGACGCGGCAGTAATGGTAGTCCCCGAGGATGAAGTGGAGTATGCAACTAAGCTGGTAACTGGTATCATGAGCAAAGCGCCAGACTGGGCTGACGGCTTACCTGTCGCCTGTGAGTGCAAGTACGGGAAATCATACGGGGATTGCTGATGGAGCCACAAGAGGTCAAATGGTCGTTCTCTAGTCTCAAAGACTATGTGAACTGCCCACGGCAGTACATGGAGATCAAGGTACTCAAACGCTTTGAGAAAAGGCCCACGCAGCAGATGCTGTACGGGACTCAAGTACACAAAGCGGTGGAGGACTACGTGGGCTTGGGAACCCCCCTGCCAGATGACTACAAGCGGTACGCGGCGCAACTGGACCCGCTACGGGACATGGACGGCATTAAGTATCCCGAGCATCGCATGGCGCTCGACTTTGATCGCAAGCCGTGCTCTTGGGGTAAGTATTGGGTGCGGGGCATCGTTGACCTACTGGTGGTTGACGGCGAGACTGGGTACATCGTTGACTACAAGACGGGCAACGACAAGTACGCTGACCTCAAGCAGCTACAACTCATGTCGCTGATGGCCTTCGCTCATTTTGAACAACTCCAGCACATCAACGCAGGATTGTTGTTCATGGCCAAGAACAACTTTGTTACCGCCGAGTACAGACGCGAGGACGAGAACAAGCTGTGGGAGGACTTTTACAGCCCTCTTGAACGCCTGCGTCTGTCCCACGAGAAAGACGAGTGGCAGCCCAATCCCACACCATTGTGCGGCTGGTGTCCCGTCAACACATGCGAGTACCACAAGGAAAGATGATGGTTGGGCGTGAAGTCTGGTACGAAATCTACAACGACAATCTTTACCGAGTGTCGGAGAACGACGGGCCAAGATTTATGCGTAGAGGGCCAGAGCGAATATCTGTCTTGCTTTGTACGGTAGAAGAAGCCCAAGAAATACTTCCGGAAGAATTTGCGAAAGCCGTAAAAAGGACATCTGATGATTGATTATGCCTATCCAATGATGATGGCTGAGAAAGCACTTAAAGAAGCACACGAGGCCATTTTGGCAAAGAAGTTCGACCAAGCGATTGAGCGCATGCTGACTGCCGCCGTGGAAGTCAGGATGACAACCAATTCGATCAGACACATGAAGGAGCAACACGATGCCCTACGTAAATAAACCAAGGCCGTACAAGAAAGAGTACCAACAGCAGCTTGCCCGTAAAGAGCATGCGGATCGCATGGAGCGCCAACGTGCCCGCCGATCCGTGGACAAGAAGGGGCAAGACGCGAACGGGAACGGTAAGGCCGACGAACGCGAAGGCAAAGACATTGCACACCGCAAGGCGCTGTCCAAGGGCGGAACAAACGCTGACGGATATGTGGTGCAGTCGGTCAGCGCGAATCGCTCCTTTCGGCGTAACTCCAACGGGGCGCTGGTGTCCGAGACGAGCAAACGAGAGCGCAAAAAATAACTTGACATTTTTTGCGCCGCCACCATAATAGTCGGGCGGCTGTAAGGTGTGAGTGGGCCGCGTCGCTAGGCGACAAAAGAGGGTTTTTCCCGTAGTCTTTTCCCTCTGAACCGCATCAGTTGGTCGGTGGCGTTCCTCCCTCCCTTTCACCACGACAGGATCAACGGACACCCCGGAAAGACGGGGGCTAACACGCATGGGGATTGGGACGGCATCGAGCCGGTAAGTGGTTTGCGCAAACCCGCCGCCCAGTCCTCAGCCGTGTTGGTGTAGCTCAGAAGTGCGAATTCTCTCGCCAACAACCACTTAGTAAAGACGCAGTATGCAAGTAGTTGAAGACAGCGCAGTTGTGTTTGAGTGCCCGACCTCTGTCGCAGGAACCATCACGCGCTACATTGAGAAGAGCGAGGCTCTTGTTCAGGATGGCGGCTTGGCCAAGGTCGTTGTGTACTGGGGGCTTGACGAGATGCAACGTCTCGCACGTATCGCTCCAAACACCATCAAGATTCCATCGCCCATCGAGCGCCACTACAAGTGGCCCGGTATGTTCACTCCGTTCGACCACCAACGCGATACGGCCAGATTTCTCACGCTACACAAGCGGGCGTTCTGCTTCAACGAAGCAGGGACAGGAAAGACATCGGCTGCGATATGGGCCGCTGACTATTTGATGAGTCAGGGCAGGGTGAATCGTGTGTTAGTGATCTGCCCACTGTCCATCATGCAAAGCGCGTGGCAAGCTGATTTGTTCAAGACAGCCATGCACCGATCATGCGGCGTGGCGCATGGCACAGCAAGTAAGCGTGAAAAGGTGATCAGGGGCGGCTACGAGTTCGTAGTCATCAATTACGACGGTGTGACGATGATGCAGAAAGAGATCGCGCAAGGCGGTTTTGATTTGATCATTGTCGATGAAGCCAACGCATACAAGAACACAAGCACCGTGCGCTGGCGCACCCTTGCCAAGCTTATTCAGCCTGATACGTATCTGTGGATGATGACAGGAACCCCTGCATCGCAGTCGCCTGAAGATGCGTTCGGCCTTGCGCGGCTCATCAATCCCGACGGCGTACCCAAATACAAAACCGCATGGCGCGATATGGTGATGTTTCAAGCCAGCCGCTTCAGATGGTTGCCCAAACGAGACGCGCAAGCAACCGTATTCGATGCGCTACAGCCCGCCATCCGGTACGAGAAAGCTCAGTGTCTCGACCTGCCCGATGTCCTCTACCAAGACCGGCACGTAAGCCTGACTCCTCAGGCGACGAAGTACTACAAAGAGTTGGTCAAGGAAATGCAGATCAAGACCGCTGGCGAGACGATCAGCACGGTCAACGCCGCCGCCGCGCTTACACGACTTCTACAGTTGTCGGGTGGTGCGGTCTACACAGACGACAGGAACGTGGTGGAGTTTGATATCTCGCCACGCCTGAACGTGCTCAAAGAAGTGCTTGATGAGGCAGCACACAAGGTACTTGTGTTCGTGCCATACAAGCATACGCTGGAGCTACTGAAGAACTTCCTCAACAAGGAAGGTATCACCAATGAAACCATATCAGGAGACGTAACCGCATCACAACGCGCAAACATATTTAATCGTTTTCAAACCACATCTGATCCCAAAGTGCTACTGATTCAGCCGCAAGCTGCATCACATGGTGTCACTCTGACTGCCGCTGACACTGTCGTGTTCTGGTCTCCGGTGATGTCTGTTGAGACTTATCTGCAATGCGTAGCGCGAATCGACCGCGTGGGACAGAAGAACAGTATGACCGTCATCCACCTTCAAGGGTCAGAGGTGGAGAAGCGCATGTACAAGATGCTGCAAAGCAAAGTGGACATGCACGAACGGCTTGTTGACCTGTATCGTGAAGAACTGGAGGAAGGCAATGACTGACGCAGAAGCCTTAGTGGAAACCTATTTGACAATCCGACGGGAACGTGAGAACCTGAAGGCTTCCTTTGAGAAGACAGACGGGGACTTGAAGAGCAACATGGAGCACATTGAAGCTGCTCTTCTCGACCTGTGCAATCAGACCAACACCAACGGACTCAAGACAAGGCATGGTACTGTCACACGACAGATCAAAGACCGATTCTTTTGCACTGACTGGGACAACTTCAAGAAATTTGTCGAGAGCGAGGGATCGCTTGACCTCTTGGAGCGCCGTATCCATCAGCGCAATTTCAAAGAATTCATGGCCGGGAGAGATGGCAAGGGCTTGCCTCCCGGTGTGAATAGCTTGCGTGAATACGACATCGTTGTGCGCAAAGCAACCTCCAGTGAAAGTACAGTTTAATTAAGGAACCATCATGGCAAATGAACTTGCAACCCTTCTTGGCGCAAACAATATCGTTGAGCTTGGGCTTGACGAAGACACCCTCGCTGTAGCGGGCGGTGCTACCAAGGGCAACAAACGCATCTCGATTGAAGGCCGAGTTTTTCGCAAGATCGTCGGCGGCAAAGAGCAGAGCGTCAACACTGACAATTCAATGAACGTGGTGTTCGTGAAGATGGCCCACGATGCCTCGCGTACGTTCTACGCTTCTTCCTACAAGAAAGGCGTCAAGATCGCCCCAGCTTGCTGGTCAAACGACTCCAAGACCCCTGACCCAGAGGTCAAGGCTCCCCCTGCATCGTCCTGCGCCGAATGCCCCAACTCTGTCAAAGGCTCAGGCCAAGGCGGGCAGGGCACTGCGTGCCGTCTGTCTTGGCGTACCGCCGTGGTGTTGCCCAATGATCCGGGTGGGGATGTGTATCAATTGGTGCTCCCAGCTACCAGCGCGTTCGGCAAGGAAGAGAACGGGCGCTGGCCTTTCCGTCCCTACATTCAGATGCTGGCCAACAATAACGTATCGGCTGGGCGTGTCGTAACCAAGATGGAATTCGACATCAACTCCCCCGTGCCGCGTCTTCTGTTCTCCCCAGTAGGCGCTGTTCCTGCCGAAGCGCGTGAAGTCATTGTGCGCCAAAGCAAGACCCCCGCCGCCGAGAACGCGGTCAAGCTGAGTGTCTACAAGACGGACGCAGAGGGCGAAGATGTGGCCAAGGAAGATGTTCCTGAGCCTGTGCGCCGTGAGACCGCCAAAGCCGCTGCCCCTGCCAAGGCAGAGGATGTCAGCGAGATCGTGAAGAAGTGGGCTAAGAAGTAATGGTTGCAAAGTACAGTGCGGAACTTGTTGAGGCTGTACGAAACGCGACCACGTACCGGCTCGGGCTTGACCTTGCTGCAACATGTATCAAGGCCAATCTCCCCGCCGTGTACGTAGCTGATGCCCTTGAGGTCAGCCGTATGACGGTCCACGCATGGTTTAGGGGAGGCGCAATCCGACCCTCACGCCGTGGCAAGATCGAAACATTTATTCGTCTAGTAGAAGAAGACACAGAGAAAGGACTTCTACCTGCGAAAAATCTCCGTGATGCTCGGGCTTACTTGGGAGACATGATAGGACGCCCGATCAAAGCATCAAAAGAACTCTCGGACTGAGCAAGTCCTGCTATGTGGTGGGGGTAACCCCGCCTTTTTTGTCTCTGCGAACATGAAACAATTTTTTGAGAAAGTATTGCCAACGCAGGGCAACATTTGTGTGGTGGGGATCAAGGGTGACGTAGTGCGCCCAAAGTTCTTCGACAACCTCGATGATGCTCTTGAGCAAATCAACACATTCGACAAGGGAGACTTCAATACATTCTTTGCAACTGGCACGTTTGAGGGGTATCAACGCAAGGCCGCATCGTGTGTGTACCAGCGGTCATTCTTCGTAGACATTGACTGCGGGGAGGGTAAGCCCTATCCAACATGGGAAGAGGGTCTGCTTGCTCTCATGGTCTTTGTGGACACACATGATCTGCCCAAGCCAATCATCGTCAACTCAGGCCGTGGCGTACACGGTTACTGGCCGTTCACGGATGAAGTGCCCGCCGACCAATGGAAACCCTACGCAGACCTGTTCAAGCAGTTCTGCCTTGATGGTGGGCTTCTGATTGACGAGTCAGTCAGTGGTGACGCGGCAAGGATCATGCGGGCACCCGGCTCACGTAACCTCAAAGGTGAACCGCTGCCCGTGGGTATCGTGTCTGACAGTGACCAGACAGACTTTGATTACTGGGTACAGCGATTTGGCCAGATAGAAAAGCCGTTCTCTTTGGCCGATGTTGATCGGGGTCTTGATCCTGATACACAAGCCATATACGACAAGCTCAACGGAAACTTTGAGTTTCAGTTTCAGAAGATAGCTGAGTTGAGCCTTGAAGGGAGCGGCTGCAATCAGGTCAAACACATCCTTGAGAACGCAGCTACGTGCCCTGAGCCTCTGTGGTATGCGGGGATTTCTGTGGCCGTACGGTGCGTGGATGGCGGCACTGCCATACACCTGATGTCTGAGGACTATCCGCACTACTCACCAGAGGAGACAGAACGCAAAGCAGCCCAATCGTTGAGTAGCGCGAAGTGGGCGCATAGCTGCGATGCGTTTGAGAAAGAGAACAGCGCGGGGTGCGCTGGCTGTCCTCATAGGGCGCGAATCGGCAAGGTGGGTCCGATTGCGCTAGGCAAAGTTCTCAAGACCGCGCCTGAAGAACCCGCAGTGCAGATGCTCACAGAGGATAGTAATGACAACACCGAAAATGAAGAGGAACCAATTCGGCCCGACCCGAATACCAAAGCGGTTCTCACATTCCCAGAGTTCCTTTTTCCTTACTCCCGCGCCGTCAACGGCGGTATCTACTACACACCTTCTCCCCGAAGAGATAAAAAAGGACACCTCATCCAAGACGACCCGGAACTGATCATTCACAACGATCTGTATCCAATCAAGCGGCTTTACAGCCCACACGACGGGGAATGCCTTGTCATGCGGCTGGTGCTCCCCAAAGACCCGATGCGTGAGTTTATGCTGCCGATGCGTGATGTCACGGCAACTGACAAGCTCAAGGCAAAACTGTCAGAGCAAGGCGTTACGTACGAGCCAGCGTATGCGCCGCGTATTGCAAGCTACTTGACCAAGTGGATGGCTTATTTGATCAACACACAACAGGCGGACATTATGAGAATTCAACAAGGTTGGACCGAAGACTGCAAATCGTTTGTGCTCGGCACCTCTGAGTTTTTACCCAACGGAGATGTGCAACATTGCCCAGCATCACCGATGGCGAAGAACATTGTTAAACACATCAAGACTGCTGGCAGCTACGATCAGTGGAAGACCTGTGTTCAGATGTTCAATGATCCGGGGTATGAGTGGCATGCTTTCTCCGTCCTGTGCGGCTTTGCCTCACCTCTCATGGAATTGACCAACGTCAACGGCGCAACGCTCTCGCTCTACAGTGAAGGCCCGGGAACAGGCAAGACCGGGGCGCTGTACGCCAACCTGAGTATCTGGGGCAAGCCTGACTCGCTGGCAGTCAATGAGGCCACTCCCAACGCGCTCAATCAACGCATGATCACCAGCAAGAACATCCCGTTCGGGCTGGACGAGCAGACCAACAACAAGGGTGAAGTCATCTCCAATCTGCTCTACAACATCAGTTCCGGTACACCCAAACTGCGAATGATGGCATCGAGTAATCAGGAACGCGAGACGCAGTTCAATACACGACTGATTGCCGTCATCACATCCAACAAGCGTCTGCGCTCCATGATGGAAGAATACAAGTCCAACACAAGCGCGGAGAGTGTGCGGGTACTTGAGCCTGAAATCACGATGCCCAATGTGCCGGGGTACGAGTTGACCGCAGAACGCGGCAAGCTGATGATTGACCCACTGAAGTTTAACTACGGGTGGGCAGGGCCAGACTACGTGCAGTACCTGTACAAGATCGGTCTGGAGAATGTGCGGCGCTCAATTGATCTTGAATACATCAAGGTTGCGGACGCATACACGAAGAGCAGCGAGTACCGCTTCCTGTCCAACCTGCTGTCAGTAACCCGCGTGGCCGGAGAAGTGATCAACGAAATGGGTATTTTGAGTTACGACCTTGACCGCATCTTTGATGTCGTCGGTAAGGAAATGATTGATCTGGTCAACGGCAAGAAGAAGGACGACGAACATAGCCGTGCAGACATCCTTGGTGACTTTATTAACAAGAACATCCAGAACTGTCTGGTTGTGAAGGACGGCAAGGTGGTCATGGAGCCGCGCAACATGCTCAATATCAGAGCAGAAGTTGAAGCCGGGATGATCTACATTGCGACCACGCCGATCAAGCTGTACCTGCGTGAAATGAAGGTCGACACACGCCAGTTTGAGAAGCGGCTTATCAATGAAGGGATTCTGGTCGGCAAAGTGCGAAAGCAAATGGCTGGCGGGTGGAAGGCTGCTCTCGGGGCGCACAACGTACAGGCATACCAGATTTCGATGGACATCAGTCATCTGTTCGATGAGCAAGAAGAACCCACCACCACTGCCGTATGAGGAGCCTGAATGGGTGTTCCCCTTTCACGCAATGGAGATCGGGGACAGCTTCTTCGTGCCTACCATGAAGCCCTCTTATTTCTGCTACGTAATTGATACGACGGCAAAAAAGGCGGGCGTCAAGGTGAAGGTATACGTGACATCCAAGGACAATGTCCTTGGTGTCCGTGCTTGGCGGGTGGCTTAGGGCTTGATGCCGCCCACAGCTTCAAACCCATTGAGAAGATCGCGTTTTACAAGGTTCTGCAACTTCACGATTTCTTCCAACTGGGCCTTGCGCTCTTTCACGCTCAGTTCGGGGTCGGCACGAATGATGTTTGCCTGCGCCCTAAGCTGCCGCAAGGAGCCGTTTACGGCTTGGTTGTAGAACTGCACCAGAGCGTAGTCCGAAGCATGGTCTTCCATGTATCTGGCCAGCGCCTCAGGGCGGTTCTGCAACGATTTGATGCGCTGATCCATCGCCTGTATCTGCTTCTCTACGTTGCTGAACTCCCGTGCGTCTACGTTGGACTTAGTGCCAAAGAAGCTGGCCAGCAGCGATACATCGCTGCGTACGTCAAAGTCCTTGTACCCAGTAGCAGTCATGCCAAGACTGGTGGCGTTTGACATAACTTTTGCAAAACCATCAACGTAGTTACTAGCGAAGAAATACAGCGAGTTCGGGCTTACATCAATTTTTCCGTCAGTCATGTCTGACAGCTTACGTGCGGCAAGCTTATACATCTCTGGGATGTTGTCTCCGCCAGTGTAGGCATCACCAAACCTGCTTTGTCTGTTGTTGTAGATTTCACGGCCAAGACCGTCAATGTTCATCATGTACTCAACGATTGGCCGTGCTACAGACGGCAGGGCCGAGTCCACTACAAACGCGCCGGGGTTATCAAACGGGTTGATGCGCGAGACAGGCAACGGCAGGAACGAGTCCATGTAGGTGGTGAGCATATTGCCAAACGCATCTTTGATCCCAGAGGTGCCGGACAGTACGCCCGCCAACTGAGCGCCCGCAGACCCAAAGAAGCCAAGACCAAAGCCCCACGGGATTTGGAAGAAGATGTCCGTGCCGGGAATATGGAACCGCGCATTCCGGGACCACCTAGCCATGTCATCAGTGAGTATGCGGTTGCGACCCTCTTCGTCTTCACCAGAAAGCGCAGCGGCCATGAAGAAGATCGCCATGCCCATACCCATCAAGCTCATAGCCATACGCCGAGCAGACGCTTTGCGCTGCTTCATCTCTTTCACAGCGCGTTCGATATTCTCTGGGGTTGCCCCCATGTTCTTTGCCTCAAGTCGAAACTCAGCTTCATCAAACTTCATGAATGCTGGCGCAAGGGCTTCAATTGCACGGACCGCGCCTGTGGCAGCAGGACGGAAGAACATGAACAGCGCACCAGCTTCTTTACCGTACTTGCCCACTTGCTCAAAGTTGGCGAGGTTCTTTGCGTACTCAACCGCTTGAACTTGTGCGTCTGCTTCAGCGTCTTTCTTCGACATGCCACGATCAAGATTCTTCTGAGTCAGGTCTTCACGCATGACCCTGTACGTGGCCACGCGACTGGACAACTCAAACATGTCGTTGTAGATGTCGAGGAAATTGTCGATCTGCTTTTTCTTGAGTAGAGTAGCAATTTTGTTCGGGCCAACCTGCCGCATGCCGACTTCTTCAATGAGTTGGTCAAGCGCACCTTTGGCGGCTACGCCTTGCAGGTAAGACACACGCCCGCCCTTCTGGACGTAGTCTTGTATGTCTTTGTAGTACGGGTCTTTCTCTGCCAGTTTGTTGATGGCATCGAAATCACCGCGTGAATACAAAATCGCGTATCTCATGGATTTGGCCATGCCGCCGCTGACGACATCAGCCGCCACCTGACTGATAAGCCGCATTGACTTGGTGGGGCCAAGCTCCGCGCCTAGAGTGAAGGCATTGGTAAGCGCGTCGCGCACAAAGTTCATTGGGGCAAACGCCGGGTTGTATCGCGTGTGCATCTGGCCAACGAAGCCGGTAATGTTGTTGGCGATGTCGATGATTGGGCTGCTCTCGCGGTACTGCCTACGAATAGACTCACTCAAATCCTTCTGACCAATTTGAACAATATCAATTGACCCATCGGCGTTGTAGTGAAAAATCTTGTCAGGACCACCCATCGTCTCTTTGGACACTGCGCCCAAGAAGCGGTCTTCAAAGTTAATTTTAGGCAGCACCTTGCCGCGCATCTTCCCTTGTTCTACCGCATTTTTGATTGCCAGCGTGAGGTCTTTGCGCCCAGCCCGCAGCGCAGAAGCAGCACCATCTGCAAGCACTTGCAAGATAGAGTTCTCTGACTCAGACAGACGGCCTTCCATCCGATCCTGCCCTTCTTGCAATTCACCACCAATACGCTTGGAGCCGATCTCCAGTTCCTCATCGACCTGCGTAGCGCCCGGACGCCCCTTGAACGGGATGTAGTTTTGAAAGCCGTAGAAGTCAATGATGTTTGCGGTAGGCTGCGAAAAGTAGTTTGCGTGTTTGTTCAACTCGCTTGTCTTATTGACCACAGCCTTCATGGCTGCTGCAACTTTGTCGATAGCTTCTTTGTTCTCCGGGGTATCAAGCATTTTGGAGATCAGCTTGATGTCATCAGGGGTGCGTCCAGCAATCACTGTGTAGTCCGGCCCCTGCTCGTTGAAGGGGTCTTCCAGCACAATCTTTTTGCCGTTCTTTCCAATCCTTGCCTTTGCAAGGGGATCGTAGTTGGACTTGTCATCAACAACTTTATCCAGAGCAGCGCGTAACTGTTTGGCGCGGCTATTTCTCACATCCTCTGATATACCGGGGATGGGAGTAGACAAAATCTTCAGAACCTGTTCGCGGAACGCAAAGGGTGAGTATGTGGCCGCAGGGAACAGTGCCCTGAGGTCAGCGTCTTTGATCAACTCATCCGTGACTATCTTGTTACCCAACGGATCGAGGGGTACATTCATGATGAATTTAACTCGGCGGCGCTCAGGCTCGTGCCGTGCCTCAAAGATCAAATGCAGCCGTGCCAGAGCCGTGCGTGTGTCTGTACCAATTGCATCAGCGTAGGCTTGCGCAGCGTCTTGCAGGTCTTGAGCCAGAAACTTCATGTTGGTGTTGTAGATGTCAACACCCATACCGCCAGCGCGAGTGATCTGTCCGTAGACGTTGTTCAGTTTGTCTGACAAACGATCAATCAGGTTGAGCCGTGCCAGCCGATCTTCCCAGCGTTTGAGGTGGTAGCGGTCGTTTTGAAAGTTCACAGTGGCAGCAATAGCGCCTTTCTTGGTGAACCAATTTTTCAAAGTCTTTTTGACACCGCGCTCTTTGATCTCCGCTTCTTTCTCAAACGCCGCCATACGCCCCGCATCGGACGTATCAATCTCATCCGCCGCTACAGTGACAGGCAACGGAGCCATGTCGATCCCAGAAGCAGGAGGTGGGGCCACAATGTCCATGAATGCTGCGAACATTTCAGCAGGCATCATCTCGGCTTCAATACCTGCGCGTAGAGCGACCTGTTCTGGGGTGACCTGTTCGTCAAACGCAAAGCCAAGATTTTGCGCAAAGTATGGATCGTCCTTGCCACCTCTGACGCCAAGCAATGCGGCCACAGCGCGTACAAAGTTGTCCCACACAGTGGGGTTGCGCGTGTAGGAATACTCTTTGGGTATTTTTTGTTGAGACAAGGCAGCGATGAACTTCTCATCGGTCATGCCATAGCTGACAAACTCGTACAGGTTGTCGTACGCACGGGGAAACTTACCCGAGAGCGCAGAGCGCGACTCTTTCATCAGGTACTGTAGATGCTTCACACCACGCTGCTGTGCAGCGGTGAGCTTGCCGCCTGTCAGGTATGCGTTGATGACCTTGAGGGTTGCGTCATGGACAAATTCATGCAGCAGTGCAGTCGGGTTATCCTGCGCACGGGGCGTAACCTCAATTTTTCGGGTCTTCGGGTTGTATTGCGCAAGGCGTCCGTCTGGCAGTGATTTAACTGGTACGACCTCTGGAAACAATTTGTTCTTGTACAAGAACTGCGCAACGGCGCGTTGAATCGGGTTGGGCGAAGCAGTGCGCAACACGTTGAGAAACGCAAGTCCATTGCCTTGCTGCAACTCGCGTCCTACATAACCGGGCATTCTGCCGCCTGTACTAGACGGACGCCCAGTGCGGGTCTCCCGCCCAGAAGCTGTAATGGTGCGTTTCTCTTTCTTCTCTTTTTTCTCTTTCTTTTCTTTCGTCACGGAAACCGTGGTATCCGTTTCTTGGCCTTCGTTCTGATCAATCTGTTCGTCAAGCAGCCCCATTTCTGCCAGTTGAATTTTGGCTTCGGCTACAAGAACTTCAGCGCGATTAAGCGGTATGTTGTATAGATCGGCAAGTTCCGCTGGGTCACTATCTCCACCCTGAACAATAGTCATAATCTCACTAAGCAGGGGATCAGCTTCTTCAGGTGCTGCAAGTTCTTCTTCAGTGAAGCCCTCGTCAGTTACATCAGTTTCAGGCGCGTTTCGGTCTTCCGGCTTGCTTGCCGTAGCAAACGCAGAAGATTTTGTAGGCGCACCTTCCGATAGCGGCTTGGCACTTGCTTCAAGTTCTGTGGGCGCGGCGGCGGGAGCGGGAGCGGGAGCCGGAGCGGGAGCAAAATCCGGCACATCCTCTATCACTGCATCGGACTGCGCTGCTTCTCCGACAGGAGGCTGTCCAGCATCCGTCCCAGTAGGAACCATTCCATCTCGTTGAGGTGCTCCAAGTCCTGCGGCGGCGGTTCCGGAAGCGGATTCATCAACCACTGGAACGCTTGTTCCACCTGTTTGTTCGACAGTTCCTGCAACATTTGTCGCTCCTTCAGTAATAGGCGCGGCTGGCGCGGCTGGTGGCGGTGGCGGGGCGGCACGTTGACTCTGTTGTAGGCTGGTAAGTTGAGCTTTTAATTGTTCAATTTTTGACTTGATGGTTTCGTATTTCCGCATACGGGCGGCGGGCACACGCTCACCCTTTGCGTTTGCATCAAGTATCTTGGCTGCTCGTTCTTTGTTGTCTTGCTCAAGTTCAGCGATCTCATCCATCAACCCCTCAATATTTGTCGGGGGTAGAGTCTCCGCAAGAGGTTGAACTTTGATTTCCTCAAGCGCCTCAGGCACGATCTGGGGAACACCCGTTTCAGTTTCTGGCGGCTTAACAGACGGCTTGATACCCAGCTTGGCTTCTTCCGCAGCTACGTCTTCAAGCGTGAACGCTTGACTTGCATCTTCTGCTCTAGTTGGCGCACGACCAAACGCAACGTCTGCTGCTCCAGAAATTACGCCGCCGCTGATTCCGCCTTTGAGACCAGCGTCGATGAAACGTATAAAGTTTTTGGTTGTAAAAAATTCTGGGTTATCTGCGACAAAGGCTTCTGCCGCAGCACTGGACATCTCTTGCACCGCCTCAGTGCCGCCCTCGGTGAGAAAGCCCTTGCCTGCGCCCACTGCGCCGCGCTTGTACCAAGCACCAATAATTTCTTCCTCAGGGATACCTGACACCCTAGCTTTGCGAAGAAGTTGTATTGGCAGGGCTGCATCCAGAAAAGCATTGAAGCTACCGGACAAGAGCGCAGCACCAAGACTTTCCTTGCCTGTTTCATCAAGGACGTTCTGATACACCTCAGGGATGTTTTGTGCTGCGGAGCCTGCTACAGCACCCACCGCTTGATACTTATACGCAGTTCTGCGGGCCGCATCAATACCAGCCTGCATCGCTATCTTTTCTGCTTCTTCCTTGGAGACACCTTTGGCCAGAGAGTTAAGCGCCGTTTTTTCGGCGGCTTCTTTGGCAGCAGCCATAGCACCGCGCCCCACCACCGCTGCCGCACCACCAGTAAACAGCCCGGGAATAAATGACGGGACAGCTTCACCAACTGCCTCAGTGACATATGTCAGAAAATCACTAACACCTTTGATGTCGGTAAACGACGGCACCGCTGAAGGGTACTTCTCCTGAATCTCTTTTTGTGTCGCGGCTGCTTCCGCAAGCTGCCGATCTGCGTACTCATTTGCGCCTACCGCACGACCAACCATAGCCGGAAGAACATCTCCCAGCAGCATGCCGGTTTGCGCAAAGCCGCGTTTGACCGAAGGAATGAAGCCAGTTTCTGCGGGCTTGGGAGGCGGCGCAACGGGCGCGAAGTCTTCTTCCTCGCCCCCGCCAATACTCAAATACTGATTGAGGAAAAAAGACGCATCTTTATTCGACAGTCCTTCCGGACCGCTGAACTTGTACATGCGTCCATCTGGCCCCTTCGCACGGTACTGCGCCATGTTTAATCCTCATCACTGTCACTGCGATCATCAGGTGCAACGCCGTATATGGGCACAGCGCGTTTCATCTCTTTGCGGATAAGCGAATCATAGTATTGATCAAAGCTTGTGAAGCCTTGTTTTTTCAAGTCCTGTTGCACGGCTATGTTGCCCCAGTTGTCTTTAGCTATGCGTGCAGCACGGTCTTGCGCCCTGACCATTCCCGCCATGTATGCTTTCTGCGCACCAGAAGAGCCAGCCGTCGCACGTTGAGCGGCGATGTTTTCTCTTGCTCTATTGGAGCGCGTCTGTTCCGCAAGCTGCTCACGCTGCAAGCCAAGTTGAGCCTGAGACTGTTCAAGGGCGCGAATCTGACCAGCCAAAGCCGCCGCTGTCTGCATGTCGCCCTTGCGCTGCGCGATCTCAAACTGCTTCAGACTCAGACGCAACTTCATGTCGTTTTGATTTATCTCACGAGCAAGTTTGGCGCTTTCAGCCATAGACGCCGCGAGAGCAGGCGAAGCTGCGGACGCGCTACCAAGAAGCGTGGCACCGGGTTTGGACGCGGCAGCAGCCATCTGAAAGCCGAACTTGGCAAGCGCCTCACCAAGCGCCCGCTCTTTCACCTCTTTCGACCCGCCCATGCTCTTCTCGGCTTCCGCGAGGAGACTCTTCATCTCCTCTTTGCTGGAAGCGTTGAATTCCTCACGCAACTGTTTGAACTTGTCAAGAAAAGTCTCTTTGTCTACGCCCGCTCTATCCGCCAGTTGCGCGGCAGCTTGCGAAATGGATGCGCTTGGTGCGCTTGGTGCGCTTGCTCTGGGTTTGGCTTTCTTTTCGGCGCGTGTACGCGGTACTACGTCAGACTTTCGGCTCTCGTCTGCAAACGCAGCAGAAATTGAGTCAGATGAAGGAGAGGGCGCGGCCCGCCCAAAAGCAGGTTCGCCGTAGTATTCCTCAATAGACTTGCCACCCCGGACAAACCGACCAAAGTCAAGTGGGTTGACGCTCGGGCCTTCACCTTGGCCCCCACCAAACTCCGGGCTTACTCCACCATCAGAAAACGCCAAGATACCGCCGCCCGCTGCTCTAACCATTCTGCCTTGCGTATTCTGCGGAAGTTGATTGAACGCCGACGCCATACCTTCGCGCTCTGAAGCCCGCATAGCCTCTTCTTCTGTAATAGCTTGCAGCCGCGCCATGTCTCTACGCGCCATCGCTGCTTGTTTGGCCTGAGCAAGTTGGGCATCAGAGAGGCGGTCGATGATGGCCTCTACATTGTCTTCATCAGTGACGCTACCGCCATCGGCGTATCCATCAACCTGACCGCCATCTTTAAAAAACCTGCCAAGTTGGGAAAGTCCTCCCAAGCCAATACCAAGACCTGCAACCTGACCTATGGCGCTGGGGGGAGGGGAATACATACTCTGTACCGTACCCATCGGGGTGCCGCGCAGCATGTTCCCAAAAAACTCCAACTGCTGGTACGGGAACCGCTGCTGATTTAGGAAGTCCTGATATTGGGTGTCAAGCAACCTTTGGCGGTTCTGTTGCTGCTGTGTGCCAAACTGGCCTTGCAGTTGAGCAATGTCTCTTCCTTGACCAAACTGTGTCTGCCCAAGCTGGCCAAGAAGACCAGC